GAAGGAAGCCGCTGAGTTATTGGGCATGAAGGTGTGGGTACTTCGGGATCTGCGGCTCGATGGCGCGGTCCAAGCAACCCAGATCGGCCGGCGGTGGTTTTACACCAAAGATCAACTCGTGGAACTGTTCCGACGTTGAGCCGTCTGATTGCCGGCGCCCCACGGAAAGGGACATCTGCCACGGGGCGCCGGGCGCACGAAAAAAGCCCCGCGCGATTTTTGGCAGGCCGCGACGGGGCGAGTGGGGCATACGATGGATTCTACCCCAGAGCAGGCCAAAAGAGCAACCTATCCCAAGCGCGGTTCTCACTTCGCGCACAAGTATTGCCGGCTGCTATTCAAGTCTTGTGCGATTGCCGACATCGGCCCGCAAGCTGCCCTCCTGTGCTGCCACATAGCCCATGTAGAAGATGCCGCGCGGTATCAAGGCCCGGTGCGATTCTGGAATGAGCAGCTCATGAGTGTCCTTGGAATGACACACCGTAAACAGCTAACAAGCGCTCGAAAGCGTGCGATCGAATATGGCTGGTTGCACTACGAGCGAAACCATGATCGGGAAGTTGGGCGATATTGGACATGCATTCCGCATCGGGTCTCCAAGCTCGACGATCGGCCCATCGAGGATAATTCTTTGCGTACCCCTGAGGATACACAAGCGGATGACTTCTGTATCCCTGAGGGTACACGAGTGGGTACAGGAGTGGGTACACGAGTGGGTACACCTTCTTTCCCTAGCCCTAACCCTATCCCTCCCCCCCCTTCCCCCCCCAGCGACAACCCGACACGGGGTCGGGCTGGACAGCCAGCGGAGGAGGAGGCGGGAATCTCTTGGGACACAATCCACAGGCAGCTCCGGCGGGCTGGCGTCCAGAAGGCGGCGGAGGCCGTTGCCGGCGCCCAGCGGGAAGGGATCGAGCTTGAGCAGGCGGCGAACCTCATTGCGTTCTGGGAATCACACCAGGACCGCTGGGATGCTGGGGCGCTCTATTGGCGTTTCACCCGGGGCGACTGGCCGAGCAACGGCAACGGGCGTTCTGCGGACTCTGACGAGATCCCCGTGGATGAATACCGGCGGATCCAAGAGCAGAGGCGGAGGGAACGGAAACAGCTACTTGAATCCGGGCGCGGTGTGGGCCACGACCCGGCGGGACTCGGAGACTGGAAGCCGTTTTTGGAAAGCGATATGAGCGAATGAGTCATAAACTCCTGCTAATGCGATTCCCGGCGGGACTGGGGGACTGGCGGAACGAATGGCCGGACCTGGAAGGCCGACCTTCAACAACAGACACGGGAGGACCCGATTCATGCGAAACCACCTAGAGGAAACCAACGGACGGCTCGAGCTGAACACGAGCCTGTACCTCACGCAAGCGACCACGGATGAACTGGCCGAGGTCATGAATCAATTGGCGTGGCACTTACAGATGGAAGGCCGGCCGGAGTTCGAGCGTCCGGCCCGATGGCTCTTACGGGCCGTCAAGGGCGAGCTGGAGCGGCGACTCGACAGCACGCGCGGGCCGGAGCCGATCAAGATCCCCGTTGAGCAATGGACGCGGGATGACCTGGCTACGGCCCTGGCGCTGTGGGTTCGGGTCGTGGGGTTCACGATGCGGAGTGTCGATGACGCGATCGGCTGGCAAGTGAAGCTGAGCCAGTGTCTGAGCCAAGCGGTACTGGCCAAGGTGGCGCCCGTGAACCGAGGGGGAGGGGGGGAAGAAAGCTGAGGCCGTTTTCCGGAGACCTTATCGTGCCCCCTCTTTTTTCATACACGCAACGTGCGAAAGCTAGGCGAAATGTTTCCACCTATTGCCCCATGACCTGCCCTAGCGTCCGATAGCGTCCATATGGCGCCCATATGTCTGGAACCATGCCAAAGCGACCAACAGTTGACACTTTCCGTACAAACGTGCACGCTACGGCCAAAGGGGGAAAACCATGACGCGAATGCTCACCCGCCAACAAGTGGCCGACATCTTCAACGTAAGTCCGGAAACGGTATCGCGTTGGGAACGACAGCACATCATCCCGCCCGCCCTGCGCTTCGGCGCCACGGTGCGGTGGCGGGAAGGGGATATTTTCAGACTCATGGAGGCCAGCGGGCTGCGACAGGCCATTATGCTGGGCTCCGCACCAAATCAGCATGAAGGATGCGAGAATGACGATTGACTTTGAGCAAACCTTGGAAGGCCTGCGCGGCCGACATGAGGCCTTGTTGCAGGAGGCCCGAGAGATTCGGGACTCGGTCGACAACGCCGAAGACCTCGACGAAAAGCGTATCGCGCGGCTCGAGGCGATTAACGATGAGGTCGAAACGACCCGCGCCCGGCTCGAGCGAATGGGGCGGCTTGCCAAAGCGGCCAAGTATCAAGACCAGGTCGAGAGCGGCCCGGGGCCAGGCCGTCAAACGGATCCGTGGGCGGGCGAGCCGACCGATGGGGCCTGGCTTCCGCGCGTGGCGCAGCAGGGGAAGCCGGATTCATGGGCCGCGCAGATGTTCGGCCCGCCGCAACCGCAGCGCGGCGAGCTGGCCAACTGGGGCGAGTTCGGCCGCGCGGTCTTTCAGCGTGACGCGCGACTCACGATGACCACGGGTGAGGGCTCCGGCGGCGGCTATGCTGTTCCCTCCCCTTTGGCCAATGAGCTGTTTGACCAGTGCTACCAGGCCGGTCTGATTTGGCCCCGCTGCAAGCAGTACAACATGACAAGCGGCAGCTTGTCGCTTTGGGGCGTGGATGCTCAGTCGGCAAGCTCGAATACCCTCTACGGCAACGTCACCGCGAAGTGGGTCGGCGAAGGCGACTCCGCCACGGCCGCGGACATCAACATGCGGGCCGTAACCCTTTATGCGCGGAAGTTGTTCCTCTTGACGAAAACCAGCTCCGAGCTAGTCGCCGATGCGGGGCCGCAGTTTGAGCGGCAACTCGTGGCCGCGCTGACCAATGCGGGCTCATGGTTCTTGGATCATGCCGTTGTCAACGGGACGGGCGCGGGTATGCCGCTGGGTGTCATGAACGCGCCCTGCAAGATCGCGCAGGACAAAGAGGGCGGCCAAGCGGACACGACGATCGTTAGTGAGAACGTCATCAACATGTGGAGCCGGCTGCACCCCTCGTGTGCGGCCAACGCCATTTGGCTCTGCAATCCCGATTGTTTGCCGCAGCTTTTCGCGATGGTCGTTGCGGGTGCGTCCTCCGACGTGCCCGTATGGCTGCCGATGAATCAAAGTGGGAGTGGTCCGAGTCTGGCCGCGTCCCCGCCGCTGACGTTGTTCGGCCGGCCGCTGGTTGTGACCGATCATTGTCAAACGTTGGGCACCGAAGGCGACATCATCCTGTTCGACCCGACGCAGTACGCCCTGGGCTTGCGCAAGATGATCGGCGTGGATTCAAGCATCCATCCGGACTTCTCGAGCGACCTCATCAACTGGCGGATGATCTTGCGTGTCGATGGCATGCCCCTTTGGGATGAGGCCTACACCAAGGCGCACGGCAGCGACACGCAAAGCTGCGTCGTGACTCTGCAGACCCGAAGCAGCTAGAAAGGTGGTGTCCCATGATGAAACAAGAATCCTTTTCGGCCCGGATGTTCGGGCCGCCGAAGCGCGATCCCGAGGGCTGGACGTGGCGAAAGTTCGCCCACGCTCTCGTGCGGGAGCCGGCCAAGCTCACCATGACCGGCGGGGATGGGCCGGGCGGCGGTTATTCGATTCCTGAACCGCTCGCCCATGAGTTGATGGATGACCTGTACGCGGCCGGCGTCGTCTGGCCCCGGTGCCGGGTTGTGCCGATGCCGAGCGGCCGCAAGAGCCTTTGGGGCTTCGACTGTGAGGGCGCGTCAAGCGGGACCGTCTACGGTGGCGTGGCCATCAATTGGACGGCTGAAGGCGCCACGATGACCGCGCAGGACTTCGCCTTGCGGAGTGTTTCCCTGCGGGCCAACAAGCTCAGCTGTTTGACGCAGGTCTCAAATGAGCTGCTGGCCGATGGCGGGCCGGAATTCGAGCGGGGGCTCAAAAGCGCGCTCGTGACCGCGGCGAGCTGGGCGCTCGACCGGGCGGTAATTCGCGGGACCGGGGCGGGCCAGCCCCTGGGGATCTTGAACGCGCCCTGCCTGGTGTCACTTGCTGACCCCGGTACTATCGTCACTGGGAGCCTACCGCTCTTTTACCTGGCGAGAATGGTGGTGTTGATGCATCGGAGCTGTTTGGCCGGTGCGAGTTGGATTGCGTCGACCGACGCGATGGGCGCGTTGATTTACGCCTACAGTCCCGCGATTCAAGATATTCTCGATACCAGTCATGGCGACACGGCGAAGTATCGGACGCCTCCGCTCGAGCGAGAGCCGACGGTGCTTTCCAGGCCGCTCTTGTTCAGCGAGCATATGGAATCGGTCGGCACCGAGGGCGATATCGCGCTCGTTGACCTGAGCCGATACGCGCTGGGCATCGCGAAAAATATCACCGTGCAGACCTCGAGCCATTCGCAGTTTTCAAGCGATCTGACCGAGTTCCGCTTGACCATGCGTGTGGATGGTCAACCGCTGATGAGCCAGGCTTACACCCCGGCCAACGGCGGCGACGATCAAAGCATGATCGTCACGTTCGCCACGCGAAGTTAGGCTTCTATCGGATCGGTCGACTCCAAGCCGGTCCGAAGTAGTGATTCGCGGCGGGCGGCTTGGGTAAGGCCGCTCGCCGTTTTTCGACTGACGGCCAGCATGTCACAGTGACAAGGGCCGGCAACCAGGTCATGAGGTGAAACATGGCAGCAACAGCGGCAACGATACAAATTGCGATCGAGGCGCAGACGGCGCAGCTGAAGCGCGGGTTCGGCCAAGCGAGGCGGAGCGTGGATAACCTCGGCGCCAGCCTATCCGGCAAGGTGGCCATGGGCATGGCCAAGTTCCACGTGGCGCTCAAGCTTCTTCAGCTCGCGCTCAAGATGGTTCAAAATTTGATCAATGGCGTGGCCGCGGCCTTCGGCCGGCTTGACCAGGAGGCGAAGGTGGCGGAGCGCCTCGGCCTGGTCGCTGACCAGATGAAGGTCTTGAACTATGCGGCCGAGCAAACCGGCTCGAGCGCCAACACGATGCAGATGGCCCTCCAGCGTATGGTCCGGCGGATCAACGAAGCGGCCACGGGATCCGGGGAGGCCGTCAAGGCGCTGAAGGAACTGGGGCTCTCGGCCGAAGCCCTCACGAGCATGACCGCCGATCAACAGTTTGCGGCGGTCGCCGACGCCATGGAGCGCGTGAAGGGGCAAAGCGACAAGGTGCGTCTGGCCATGAAGCTCTTCGACAGCGAGGGCGTCCAGCTGGTCAACACGATGAAGGGGGGCAGCGAGGCGCTCAACGAGTACGGGAAGGACCTCGAGGGGCTGGGCGTGCTCCTGGGCGATGCCCGGGGCGGCGTGGAAGCGGCCAATGATGCGATCAACCGGATGAAAAAGGCCTGGGGCGCCGTGGCCGAGCGCATCGCCGTGTTGGTGGCCCCGGCGCTCGAATGGGTGGCGAAAATTCTCGGCAATGTTACGGGCGCGCTCAATCGCGTGTTCGGGACGGTGGCCGGGAGCGCCGGGAAATTTCAGGAGTTCAGCCGGGCGACATTCGAGGCCGTTCGAAACATGGAACCGCTGACCAAGAAGATCGAAGAGGCCGGGAAGGCCGCGGTCGACAAGGCCAGTAAGGCCCGGGATATCGTCGCCAAGATCAAGAGCGAGTTCGCCGAGGCGATCAAGCCGGAAATGGCGATCGGCGCGGTGACCCGCGGGACGGCTTCGGGGTTCTCGGCCGTCCAGGAAGCGCATCGAAACGAGCGGGACCGGCTGCGGATGGACAAGCGGAAGGTGGAGCTGCTCGAGCGGATCGCGGCGGCCCTGGCGCGTGAAGGCCTGACGATCAAGGGCGTGGAGCTGGGGCTATGAGCGAGTTGGAATCGGCCATCCGCGAGGCCCGCTTGTGGAACGGGCGGAGCCAGCATGAGACCGAGCAGCTGCACGCCCAGGTCCGGGACGCCATCCGCGCCGAGCTGGACCGAGCGCTCGAGACGGGCACGGTGGATTACTCGATCGTCCGCGCCATGTTCGCCGAGGTGGACCAGCTGACCCGGAGCGATGACCTGGTCACGTCCACGGTCGGCACGCTGGCCGGCATCCTGCTCAACGACCTCTGCGATCAATGGATGCTCGAGAAGATCCCGGAGTGACGCACGGACACATCCAAAAAAAATCCGTCGGGTTTGGCCAAATCGCTCGAAATGGCCAAACCCGTTTTTTTATGATCCGGGGCA